GAGATTGAGGATCTTAGCTTTTCCGGGCTTGAGGATACGCGCCACTTTCTTTGCGGCTTCTTTTCCGGGCTTGTCGTTGTCGAATGAAATGACCACCGTATCAAACGATTCAAGGAACTCAAGATTTTCTTGGACATCTTTGAGTGCGCCTTGCGCTCCATTCTTAACAGATACAACCGGCCATTTACTCCCCAGAAGTTCGTATGCCGCCATAGCATCACATTCACCTTCAGTGATCGTAATGTATTTGCCGCCCGTCTGCGCCACTTGCTGACCAAAAAGACCAGTTCCTTTGGACGAACCTGACCAAGTAAATACTTTATTTTCTCTGCGAATTTTAGTAGCGACTTCTTCATTGTTTATGTACGCTGGATAATGATGTTCAATAATTTTACCGGCTTCATCCTTGACTGACCGGACGCCATATTTCTTTGCAGTTTCAAGGGATATCCCTCTGTCTGTTAGTTCATGATAAAACACACTTTGTGTATCCTTAAATGAATTGTTATCGTTAGATCTTTTGAAACTATTAAAGTCTGCCACGTTGCCTCCCATTGCAGATTCATAGTCTTTAAAAAAAGTCCCGCAACTAAAACATTTTGCAGAACCGTTTTGGTTTACGGAGACAGGATCACTGCCTCCGCAATTTGGACAAGGTTTTTGATAGGCCACAAAGTTGCCCATGTTTATTCCTCCGCTTCATCATCCTCAACCAAAGCTTCATCTTCAAGGAACTCCTGCATCTTGGAGTGCAGAGCAACTGAAGAAGCCTGTAAGATTGTTAAGTCTGCTTGCAGTGCGTCCATTCTTTGTTGGACAGTAACAAGAAGATTGAATGTTGCCTGACCTTCGCCAGACAACTTCTCAACATCATAGGTTTTATCTTCGTGCGTGTATCTATAATTCATTACAATTCATCTCCATCATTGTTGTCTAATACTTCAAACTCAGCACCGTCTGGACTTGCATATTCAATCAAGTCAAGCACCTGCATAGCTTGAAAGTCTAGGCCCTTGTAGACCGTACCATTCCAAGTAGTCTCCCACTCTTTGTATTGAACACGAACCTTTGAACCATTACCAACTGACACATTCATAGGCTGCTTGTTTCGATCAAGCAATTTGGGCGGCGAGTTCTCTCCGTTCTTGCCGTGAACCTTACGCTTGATCATAAGTGCTGGGCCTTCTTCCATGTCCTTGACCTTGAACCCACGAGATCTAAAGTCTTCTGCGACATCTGTATCTACAACAAGATTCACAGTATAGACCGGAGTGAATGTTGTGTTGGGCGTAGTAACAGAAGCCCAGTATGCAAAGCCTTCAACGACTGCCATAATAAAATCTCCTTAAGATTTGTTAAACAAGAAAGTAATATAACGCGGGATACAACTAACAACATAATCTTCAGTCAATGCTTTTCCCTCCTTATCTGACATTAGATTAATCCAACTAATCATATTTCTCATAGCATCTGAAGATGGTAAGCCAGTACCTAGCCCCATAACAAACGCACGACAAAGATGATCTTCGACATTAAAAACCTCATCCATTACTCATAGTCTCCTGTAAGTATAGTCATCTTTACAAGATCTAATAAGAGATTAAACTTTTCCATATCAATATCAGATACTACTCTTAAGTCTTCTCCAGTATCAACTATTAAGATAAAAGGATATCTTAACTCTTCTTCGTTTGAAGAGTCTTGTAATTTTTTAAGACCTTCAGTAACTTTATCGTTAAGAGATTTCTTTTTATCTTGTTTAAAATTACCTTGTATAACTTTCAACGATTACCTCCAGAACCTTTTATCACTCCACGTTCAGCACGACTGCGGAGTTTAGAGAGATTATACTCCGCAACAGTAGACAAGTCAACCCCCTGATCTTTCAATAACATAGAAAGATTCCAAAGGACATCACCGGCTTCTGATATCACATCATCTCTATTGACATTTTTATCATCGCCTCTTAACATAGGCTTGATAAATAAATCAGATAGTTCTGCTGACTCAACCATCAAAGATGCAATAGGATAAAACATATCTTTGTATTGTGCCGTTTCAGCGGCGGCTTTTTGATAGGCGTCAAAGTCCACTCTCTTTCTCCTTGTACTCCTCTATAAATTTTGCTACTGTTAGGTTTGATTGCTTTGCTTTTTCCCAGAGATCATAAATACTTTCAAGATCCCAATGACTTGTATCAATTTCTTTTACAATATATGCACAATAATCTTCATCATTACTTGCACTTCTTACAAGTCTATTTAGATTCATTTTGAAATCTCCTGTATTAACCAATCAAGATAAACACGAGCCTTCCTAAGATCTTCTACACCATTCTTATATTTAAATCTATGTAAATATTTCATAACATTTCCAGCACAGTAGTCATTGAAGCCGGGGCCAAGCTGTTGTTTAATATAATCAATAGCCTCTATACCACCCTTGTTATAGTGCTGTGGTTTTGTAACGGCATTATGTTTATCTTGAGGATGATAAAGCTTTCCGGTTATAGTACTAGATCTAATCTTATTCCATTCTTCTGGCGTTACATCATCAATGCTCATAACTTACCTCCATATTAAGTGTAATCAGTTAATATAAAAACAACACTAAAGAAAACAATTATTCCAAAAGCATACCAATATTCTGGCATGGTGTAAATAAAATGTTTTATGCGATCTTTGTCCATTTCATAGGCCTCCCTTTCTGTAACCATTCATTTGCTTTGTGTTCGTAGTACACACGATATGCTAGTACTGTACAGTCGCGCTTGCACTCGTCGGGCATACACTGTGGTGGATCAGTGTACGGAGATATATTTTGGAGTACAACACCGTTAAACATCTCGTCTAAGGCCACAGGAAGCGTTTCTAGGGATTTCCCATGATCCCTAATGGTCTTGTGTGTCTTCCCGTAACGTCGCTCATACTCGCGCCCAAGAGCCATAAGGTGTTGGTGTGCCCAGCGGTAGTGCCTCGGGTTAGACCTTACCCAGACAGCACTAGGGTGGTTCTTGTGGGTAGACTTATACGCCACCTGTTTACCATCAAGTTCTATGTGTGCTGTAGATAGTAACTGAGCAGTCTCTAGTATCATCTTTACTATATGCTTGTCGCATTGCATACGCGCAGCTTTGTACGGGTCACGGTCTAGATAAAAGATATTCATAGTAAGTCCTCTACGCGCTCGCCTGTTTTTATCTCTTGTTCTGCTTCTGCTACTCGTTCGTAACACCATCTGTGGTAGTGCATGGCGTCCTCTTTGGGTCTGCCGTGTAATATAACCTCGTCTTCCTCGCTGTGTATACCACAGCCACAGTAATCACAATTCATATTTAATATCCTCTAACACATATTAACAAAGCTATTCATATGTACAGTTGCGATATGAATGTTACCATCCATACAATACTGATAAGCATCTGCTAGAGCGTGTGCCGCCTTCGCAACCAAGACCGCTTGCTCATCTCTGTTTATTCCTTCGCACGAAAATTTAATTTCATGCAAAAGTTTCATTTCTTTTTCTCCGTCTTGTTGTTCGTAAATACGAATGATTGAATCATGCCAAAGCATTTCAGTCGATATCATTAGGTTGATCTCCATTATTTTTTATCTTTACTTCTTTACCGCAGTCATCACAATATGCTTCGGTGTAGCTATCAAGTTGGGCCACACCAAACTTTTTTTCTAAGTTATTCCAATAGATATCACCCCGCCATATCAAGTCTGTGCCGTTGCAACTTGAGCAGTTGTATCGGTAATAAGAATTACTCATATCTAGTCTCCATGATCCGACCAATGATAATCTGCGTTACTCATGTCATCAGCAATAAGATCGTATATGTAATCAATATTAATCCAGTTAGTAATATCAATTCCATAGGCTTCTACTGAAACGAGTTCAGCTAAACCCTCTTCACCATGATTTATATAAGTAACTTTAACATCTAAAGTCATCCAAGGGCAGTCGAGTTCTGCCTCCATGACTTGATTGCCATACATACTAGCTGTTCCCATAGATCCACCTATCCCCTTTCAAATAATATTTAAGAAGCAATTTCATTAATGCTATTTTCATTTCTTCTGGCTGTTTTGTCAAAACATATGTGCCGTCCTCGCGTCTGGTCATAAAATGATCGACAAACAAAGCCACATCACTGCCCATTTCTAGCCTCCTCTTGTTTAATAAGAGTATCCATCACAGAAATTGGACAAGTATGCCCAGAGGAAAAACCTTTCATGAACATAGTCAAGCCATCATCTTCACCTAAACTTTTCTTATAGCGTCTATAAGATCTAAGGTGTTCGGCCTTCTGATCGCGGAAGAACTGCCTCCAGAATTTAAGATCTTCTAATCTATTCATTTGTAATCTCCTTTAATCCACTAGAAAAAATACCATAAATTAAAAAGTCCATTTCCGCAGGCGAAAGCTGGGGCATTGCTACCCCAATATCCTTGCGACCTTTCTGCCAATCATCAAGCTCCTCAAGGGATGCGGGTAACTCAACAACCTTTGGGGCAGCATCTGTCAAACAACAAATAAATTTTGTACTCATCTTTCTCTCCGATCATTAGTTAGCTACAGCGTTTTGAAGAAAGTCATAATGTACTTTTGATACATGAAAACCATCTTCAAATTTCTTAGACTTGGTAGCCAAAAAGCTACACCAAGTATCCCATAAATTCTCTGTGCCAATGTCATGACAAACCGACACATAAGAAGAAATCTTTTTATTCTTCAATGCCTTAGACTTGATAGACTTAGAGAAGGACAGATCTTTTTTGGGTATATTGTACATACGAATGTTATGCACATCAATGCAACCGACTAGCCCCGCCGTTAGCTGGCAGACAAAGCCAGCCTTGGCTAGACCAAGCCCGTCGATCTGAAGGAACACGTTCATAAGAGATAGTGCTTTGTCATCATCAGTCTTAGATGAGTTGAGGACTGCCAAATATTGTGAATAAATAAAATCTTTCTTGGACTGTAGCGAGTCAAAGCACTTGATCTTATTACCCCAAATAAATCTAGAGTCGCGCCCAAGTTTCTTCACATCTTTTAGCTGTTCGCCCACGCTGTACCAAG